CCATTGTGTTGGGTGTGGACCCCGCACGGTTCGGGGCGGATGCGACAGTCATTGCAGTCAGGCAGGGGCGGGACATTATTGACATCAAGCGCTATCGGGGTGACGACACGATGACCGTTGTCGGCCACATTATCGAGGCGATTGAGGAATATAGCCCAGCAATGGTCGTCATTGACGAGGGCGGCGTGGGCGGTGGGGTCGTGGACCGCCTCAAAGAGCAGCGCTACAAGATTCGGGGTGTGAACTTTGGTAATAAATCCAAGAACCCGCTCATGTACGGCAACAAGAGGGCGGAGATGTGGGGCTCGATGCGTGAGTGGTTAAAAAGTGCTTCAATTCCCAGTGACAGAATGCTCAAAAGTGACCTTATTTCGCCCATGATGAAGCCTGACTCTAAGGGTACGATCTTCTTAGAGAGCAAGAAGGACATGCGCGCACGAGGCTTGGCCTCACCGGATGCGGCAGACGCGATATGTGTAACTTTTGCCTTCCCGATGGCGCATCGTGAAACTGTTGACAAGACCCCACGCAGGGGGTATTCTGCGGGCGGAGTACTAACGTCATGGATGTCGTCGTAAAAACAAAATGCCTAAGAGCTACTAACTCAAAGGCATTTTTAATCATAGTGAAATAGGAGTTTCAAAATGACTAAAGA